CAGTTATACATACAGGTGTTGTCACGTGCTGCTGCCTTACCTGCTGTCATCATAGACCTCATGGATGGCATGACCTGTAGGGACAGTAAGTGGTGACGTATCAAGTCTACTTCAGCTATAGCACCTGCAATTAAAGGCTTGACAATGTTATCAATGTAGCGGTCAACTGTTTCACTCCATGTCTCACGTCTACCTTCATCATCTAGCCATCGTGCGTACCTGCTAGTCGCAATGAATGTCTGGTAGTCCGTTGGTAAATAGTTATTCATCTGTCGTAATCCTCATCTTTGTAATAGTAATACCATCTATATCATATATGTAGGCATACAAGGCTTCATTTAACTCTTGCTCTACACTCCCGTCAACTGGTACGGGGTAATCGTCTTCATCAATTTCTAGGGATATAAGAACTCTAGCGATCATCACGCTCTAGCTCTACAATTAATCGCTCTATATACCACTGAGCTTTCCTTAAATCCTCTACACCATTCTTGTAAGGCCAACGCCAGATATACTTGAAGGCATTCTGCCAGCAGTAGGCATGGTGTGGTTCTACGTATGATCCCTCTGACATAGCTTTCATTGCATCAATGCATTCAATGCCACCAGTATTATACTGTGGTGGATTGTTGACTACATCTTCATCTTCATCAATAGCTGGTTCTAGTACCCATTTAGCCATTATGCGTTACCTCTTGTCTTAGTGTTTATGGTTAGTACATTGCCTTCTGATGTGTATCTAGGCTGATCATTGTCAGCTTCATTTTCAGGCAAGTCTTCATCTAGTCTGTTCAGTACGTAGTCATGCAGTGCATCCCTAACGTATTCATCTTCTTCTATGACAGGTATAACAGAACAGATCATACTGCACAAGTGGGAAAGGTATGCAAAGTCTTCATCATTCAAGGGATTATCAGCAGAAGAAATCAATCCAACTTGTACATCTCCATCCCAATTACCATCTTTGTGAAACGGTGTGATGCGTATCACAAAGTCTTCTTCTTTTAGATCAGCTAAAATATCAGCAACTTTCATTTACTTCCTCACTATCTTTGGATGTGGGTAGGCAACAAATGTTAGGGCAGATGCCTTACCCTTTTCTTTTAGCCATGCCAGAGGTACTATCCTGTCGTAACAATCAAACCCATATCTGCCACACCATGTTTCATATGTACTCTTAGCACCCTTATTTAGCTTCTGTCTACCGTTTGTAAACACAAAACGTATATCTAGTTTAGGGTGTTGCTTTTTTATCGCAAGGTGCTTTCGTCTATCGTCTGCTGTGAACCTACCCTTTGATTCAATTATGATTCCATTAGGTAGTATAAAGTCTGGTGTGTATGTGCGGTAGGTTAAGTCCTCCCACTCAATCTTCATTGATTCATACTGTGCATCAACACCTTGGTCTTTAAGATACTGAGCTAAAGAAACCTCTAGCCCACTTCTGTATCCTGCTTTTCTTGCTGCACGAAAGCCCTTACCATTCATTTAACTAAAAGTCTCCAACCTTTAAGGTTGAGTAGTCACCCCAACCTGTACCATATTCACCTGTTAAGTTTGCCTCTGCAATTTCAACCAGTGTTTCCTTTACTGTCTCTAAAGATTTCATCATCAACTCAGGCGATACCTTATGCAAGTGTGCAATGTAAGGTGAAGTCTTTTCTATTGCAATGAAGCTGAACTCCTTAGCCTCTAGGCCAGCCAGTTTACAAGTATACAAATAGAAAGCAGCTTGTATGTGATAAGCGTACTTGCCCACTTGTTCTGCGAAACCCTTTGGCGAAGCGTCGATAGTAGTTTTGATGTCAAAAATCTGCCCTGTCTCTGGTATGTATAGGTCTGGTCTTGTCTTTAGGTTTAGTCCACTGTAAGGATCATTAGTAAAGATACTGGCCTCACAAACTCTACGTTCATCTGTTAGTATACTATTACATACCTCATTGTCAATAGCTGATCTACACATCTTATTGTGTACGTGATACTCAACCTCTGTTAGTACAACTTCATCATCCTTCTTGTTGGCATACATGTCCTTGAACATCTTGGATACCCTAGTCTTTGGGCCTTTGAATACAAGATCACGATCAGGTTCTAGTAACGTAGCATGTACTGCACTTCCCAATGCAAATGCTGGGCTATCCCCTAACGGTTTCTGTGCCATGTAGTGCGCAAGCGATTGCTTGCACACCGTTTTAATGGCAGATGAAGAGTACCCTACTTGTTTGTGATACTCCGCATTTGACATGTCATAGACAATGCCGTTGTGTGGCATGTCCATTACACAAAGTCCTCATTAATGTCTACCAAGTCCTCAACTATAGCATCAGGTATACTATCTGCATTGTCGTATGACATCTTATCAGACCACTCATTGAGAATGTACTGGTTGTAGTTTGCCACCCATGCAGTGAAGTCATTGAACACACTCATAGTATCATTGTCCATGTCCAAAGTAGTCATTAAGTCAAGGGATACAACTGGCAGATAGAAGCAACTACCATTGGGTAGATCACGTTTCTCTGTAGTACACTTGATGTAGTGCTGTGGGGGTAGACGCTGCATCTTACCTAGCTTGGTAAAGATAATGCCAATAGTCTTGAAGGCATCACGGTTCTCAACTTCATAGATGAATGGTGTAGTGTCCACATCTACAGGATTACCTACAGCATCTGTAGGATTTACCATGTCCACTGTGCCAAAGACAGCACGAACACGCTTGATAGACTTGATCAACTCCTTCATTGTGTCAGGCAGACTGTTGAAGTCTTCAATCCAACCAGACGGTTTACCACAGTTGAAGCCACCGTCATTGTCCTTCATGTCTGAGTTAAGGTTATCTCCCATAACAGTCTTGACATAACGGTTAGGCGTACTGTCGTTACCCATGACGAATTTCTTGTACATGAAACGCTGCATAAACGGCCTAATTGAAACTTCCTCTGCATAGTATGTAGGCCCATCAGGTATCTCCAGTTTATATGTGCCGCCCTCTACTACCTCAACATTTACCTGCTTACCTTTTACCTCTGCCTGTCCCATCACTGGGGTATGATTAATGCGAAGACGAGCAAGTGCGCTGGTCTTTTTATCATTCGTAGATTGGCTCATGCCCATTGCTTTAGCCATTGCTGCATAGTTAGTTGTATCTATTGTCGCTACTTGTGTCATGTGTATTTTTCTCCTTAACACTGATTCAATTTTGTAGTTATATCATGCTACATCTTTTGTGTCAAGCCAATTCGGTCCTATCTTTGCCTCTAATAGTAAAGGAATGTTGAAATCTATGTTCCATTTCCTATTGACAATAGAGATTAGCTTGTCATTAGTCTTGTCTATTATCTTTAGTACCTTGTTTGTCTCATCAGGATGTATGTCCAACACCACACTGTCATGTACACTGTTGACTATGCAACTCTGCATCTTGTTTGCCTCCAACATCTTGTCAATGTATATGAGACATATAGGTACGATGTCTGCCGTTGCAAATGATTGCACTGGATAGTTTTTTATCAGTGTAAAATATGACACACCTCCATGCTTGTTACGTACCGCATCGGGGAATGAGAATGATCTACCTGATGGTGTAGTGATACAACCAGTAGCCATCACCTCGTCTGCTAGTTTCTTATGCCATGCAGCAATACCTTTGTACTTGTCCATGAACTTAGTGTAGTATGCTGCCTCTGGTGGTGTGCGTCCATATCCTGTGGCCCCGAACAGGGGTGCGAAGGTGTGTTCCTTGGCTGCTTGTCTAGCTGTAGGTTGACCTGCATCTGTGATTGTCTTGGCAGTAAACGAGTGAACATCAAAGCCAGTGATGACCTCATCAATAGCAACCTTGTCCTGTGATAAGAACGCAGCTACACGAAACTCTAGCTGTGCAAAGTCAGCCTCCATGATCTGACCGCCAGCCCAGCGTGATACAAAGACACGCTTGACAGGGAACGTACCGCCACGTGGCATGTTCTGCATGTTAGGGTCAGCACCTGACAGTCTGCCTGTGCCTGTCCTATGCTGTAGCAGACGCACGTGTAGCTTACCGTCAGCCTTAGTATGCGTAGCTATGCCACCAATGAAGCTGTTGATGTAGACCTCAACTGCATTAAGACGCTTCATATTCTGTAAGAACTTCTCAGCCTCTGGCATACCCTTAGCTCTGGCTACACCCTCAAGGTGAGTGAGACTGTCCTTACCTGTACTGAAACCATTGGCACTTACATAGCTGGCATTAGGTGGCTTGAACCCTAGACCAGCTACACGGTCAGTATCCATAAAAGTATAGCCACAACCATCACACCCTGCACACCTGCTGGGTCTTGCAAAAGGATTTCCATCTTTCTTTACCTTCCTGATTTGCCCACTGCCATAGCAGGACTTGCATTGCTTTGCCTTCTGTCTGTACAGTTTAGTTGAATGTTTTGTAACTGTAGATGTGAAGGCAGCATTTGCCATACGACCATCAAAGAGTGTAGGCCATAGCTTCTTATCATCTGGCTTACGACCATAGACAACCCAGCCCAACTGCTCTGGACTGTTGAGGTTTATAGGTCTGTCACCCATCAATTCGCTAGTGTGTTTCTCAAGACTATGTACAAGAGCATCACGCTCTGCTTCATACTCTTTACGTACTGCGTCTAGTGCTTCAATGTCAACCTTAAACCCACGCTGATATATCTTAGCTAGGTGCAATGCAAGTTGATTGGTTAGGTCAATGCTATCCTGTAGTGTAGTGCCATCTAGCTTATCTACTATTGTATTATACAACTGCTGTGTTGCATGTAGATCGTGAGACAGATACTCTGACAATTCAGCAAGAGGAATGTCACGGGTGGTGTATCCCTTCTTGAAGTATTCCTTGAGTGTGTCCTGCTTCTGTGTGTCCAGTGCATAGCGTTCTGCACAGGCATCAAGGGACAGGGGCTGCTTCTGCCCACGCTGCAGGATGTACTCACCTAGCATGGTATCAAAGACTTTGCCATCATAGGTGAAGCCAGACTCCCACAGCCACAGTAGATCATGCACTGCATTGTGTGCTACTAGCACTGTGGTCTTGTCAAGTATAGATTGTACACAATCATGGTCAAAGGGTGTACCCTGCTTTTCCGAATGATCAAAGGTAAAGATATGTTCGTTACCTGATTGATCTAATGTACCAACCTGTGTCAGTGAATTGTCTTTCTCAAATGGGTCAAGGTGTAGCTTGCCATCCCTAGTCGTTGTCGTATTCTCTACGTCCAGTGTCAGGATCATTATCAATACCCTTCCGTATTAAGTGTACAAAACCCACGTTGAATATAGCAGCATATGTTTCGGGGTCAAGGTCTAATTTCATAGTTGCGCTGCCATCTTCATGATCTTCTATGTCAGTTATCTTTATATTGTTATTCATCTTTTATCTCCTTACTATATTTACGAAACCTTTTATTATAAGCACGTTTAATTTTCTTTAACTGCCCAGCTTTCCATATGTAAAACTTACGTGCCTTTGTAAGCCCATCATATTCATCACCTCCCTTCATTTGTATACGTTTATTCATTCATCATCTCCTACTACTGGGGTGTTAGTACTAGCAAGTATTGCCTCTTAACTAATACAGTGATACCGTTTACTCATAGTACTAATGCCTTCCATGATACAGGGAATAAACCCTTCATATCTACACTGATTGAATTAGCAACCAGCCTTGTCTCATACTGAGTATCTTCCTTACGTCTAAGGTTACACATATCTGCAAGGGCGTCAAGGCTACCTGACCAGTACCACTCAGTCATGGTGTTTTGTGGCAACACCATACGTGCTTGCTCTGGGCATACCCCTGCATCCAGTAGTGATTGGTACAATTCATGTTGTAGTTTCTGATAGTGCGTCT